TTGAACACTCTTTGCGGTGCCGATGCCGACCTTATCATACACGGGAACGCAGACCAGACCAAACGTCTTGTGACAGTCTCCCAAGCGGATCACACGACCGATCGACTGAGAGATGCCAATGTAGTCCATGTTACGCATGAACAACACTGCTTCCAGACCGCTGACGTTGATACCTTCAGACAGAATGCTATGGTGCATAACAACGAACCGCTTGGAAGAATCTTTGCCCCAGGCATTCAGAGTCTTGAAAAACTCTTCGCGATCAACCTTACGACCGTCAATGATTGCACCAGTCTTGGAAGTAATGACCATCCAAGAATAACCGCGCTCATGAATCTGATGGCAGAAGTCAGACTGAGAGATCAGACGAACAATCTGCTTGGTAGAACGAGCAGCAATCAGAATCTTATTCAGAGAATTCTCATCGATCGTCTCAATCAGATTCTCGCAATCGGTCTTCTGATACTCGCCTTGAGGAAGCTCTTTGATAACAACCTTAGGGGGAAGGATGTAACCTTCTTCAACCAGTTTAGGTGCAGGAACATTGCAGATGACCTGACCATAAACTTCCGAATCATTCATCCCTGGTTTGAAAACAGTGACAGAATGCTTAGGAGTAGCAGTAAAGAAATAGCAGCGCCCAGCAGTAGCAGAGAAGTGCTCCGTAGCAGGGAAAAAGTTACGTTGGACTGAATTGTGCGCTTCATCAAAGTAAATGCAATCAACATTGATACCTGCTTCCTGCAGGCGAGGAAGGGAATGGTAAGTAGTGAAGATCAACTGCTTACGGTACGCTTGCTGACTCCAGTTATGGATGATAGCAGGACGAGTGCTGCTGAAATGATGAGTCTCTCCGCTATGGACGTGCATGACTGCAACGTCAGTATGAAACTCAAGAAACTCAGCAGACAACTGCTCAGCAAGAAGGATACGAGGAGCAACGACAACGATGACACCAGCATCATTCTGCTCAAAGAAAGTCTTAGAGTCGCTGATCATGCACATGGTCTTACCGCCCCCAGTAGGGACAATAATCTGACCCTTGATGTACGCCAGCATGGCATCGGTAGCACGTTGCTGGTGGGGACGGAGATGCATCAAAACCTCATCGCGTATGAACATATTATAGCAGAAAACCGCCCCTGGTGCGACCCAGAAGACGGTTCTAGAACTGTCACAGAGCTCTTTATATTATGATCTTCAACCCTAACAAAGGTAGTCTACTCAGATTCCTTCTTCTTGTCAAGCTTTTCGCTAATCTTTTGTATTTGGTCCTCCCAACTCTCTCTATGAGCAGTCCATTTGTCAAGGGGACATGAGTCTAAGATTACTCTTGCTTTTTGCGGAACATAACATCCACACTCAAGACACTCTTGTCTTCTTTTGAGAAAGTGTTCGCAACCTTCACAAATTTTATATCTCTGAGCGTAAACTTTATCTGAGACCATTAAAGAATCAACGCCATTTTCGTTGATGTAATTCAATAAATCCCAAGAAAAGTTAGCAAAATTCTTTAACTTCTCTCCAAGAGGAAGGGGTTTTCTTTCTTCAGACATTGTTAAAAAATCAAGTCACAAAATTATTTATTAAGGATTTGCAGGAGGATAACTACCTTTAACGGTTCCAGCACTAATTGATCCAGTTACTGTGTAATTGCTTCCAGAGATAGCAGAACCAGGCAATCCACCGTCTCCAGTGTTGAGAGTATCTGCTCCCTTGTTTGCCCAATCTCCCCCAGCACCGCCGTCTTCGCCCTTTGTGCCATTGGTAGATCCACAACCATTGTTGTTGCCTCCATTGCCTCCTATAGCGCCAGCAAGACTGCCAGGAGCAAGGTTACCATACCCTCTACCAGAACCACCAACTCCACCAATACCAGGAGTTCCACCAGCAACAGTATATTCGTTGTAACACGTTCTATAGTGTGTCCATCTATCTGTTACTCTCCAGCAGTTACCCCACCAGTTACATTCCTGCCTATTTCCGCAACCTCCTCCACTCCAACATCCTCCAGATCTCCATCCACCAGGACAACCAGGACAACCACCACAATTTTCATAAGTTGAAGGGAAACTACACCATCCAGAACTGCCTTGATTTCCGTTCTTTCCTCTTTCTCCTCCACCACCAGCACCGTATAGCTTGGCAGTAGATCTTACGTTTACAATAAAATTATTTCCAACGTTAGTAATAGAAAGACCAGTTCCTCCAGTCTGTCCCGTTATAGGGAAACCAGCAGCAGTTGCATATGTAGTTCCTCCTCCACGACCATGACTACCATAAACCTCAGAATGAACATCTATGGTAAAATTATGAGAAGTTGCATCAAATAAACCAGCAGCAATGTCTGGATTGTCTGAACCAAGTGTTCCTTCTTGAAGTAAAAACTTTTTAATAGTTTTATCTAGATTGTTATTCCAGTCGAGTGCATCTATGTCTAGATTAAGATCTGTTCCTGTTTGAGTAATATAATAATATTTGATAGTATTTCTAAACTGAGAAACAACCCAAGTATCTCCAGTTGTAACTGCAGCATTTTCCGTTGCGTCAGGAACAATAGGATTGGGATCGGTAACATCAGTGTTTCTTCTCAATGTAGAAGCACTTATAGCACCAATATCGTTACCATCAAATGTCTCGCTAACACTAGATGATTCTTTACGAACTTGAGATCTAAAGTTTCTTCTTAGTTCACCAAATGATATTGGTCCAGAAGCAAAGTAAGGTCCAGCTTTTGATACTGCTACAGACATATCACGACTTTTTTATTCTATTTATTACAACAGACCCATTTAAAACACATCGATGAGGAACTTTTCCGACCTGGTTCTTAGCTCGATTCATTTCTTCCCAGTCTTTACGACATCTCTCATAAATTTCCTTACTGTTTGGTAGAGAGTCTAACCAACTTCTAATTGAACTTGAGTTAAACATTTTAAGACCTTGAGCAACCTGAATATAACTGTCAATGTGCCAGAATTCTTTATTCTTCTCAATAGACTTATGCTCTAAGAATTCTTCTCTGCACTTCTCATCAAACATCCTAACCCATTCTGATTTATTCTCTGTCATGTATCTCCAGAAATCAGAATCAGTTCTATTTGTGTTATAATGCAGGCATATAAATTCAGTTATCTCTTCATACAAAAGATTATTTCTTCTGTTACATTCTGACTTGTTATAATCTAGATTCTTTAGGGTCGAATTGTGCTCAATAAAATCTATCATCTGTTGAACAATAATATGAATTCCTGTAGACTCTAGAGGTTCTATGAATCCACTAGACAAACCGATCGCTAAACAATTACCTATCCAATTCTTTTTATAGTAACCTGGTTTATACTTGATAAAATTATAATTTCCCAGTTCAACTCCATGCTTTTCTTTTAACCAAGCACCGTACTTTTCTTTCGCTTCCTCATCGGAGAGAAATTTGGATGAATAGACATAACCAGTTCCATATCTTCCTTGGATGGGAATTTGCCATGTCCATCCATTGTCAGTTGCTTCTGCAATAGTATATGTTGGAAAATTCTCAAAGTTATGAGGAACTTGTTGAGCAATAGCTCTATCAACTGGCAACTTATCGGTTATGTCAACCCATTCTGGATCTAGTTCTTTCAATAGTAGACTTTTAAAACCAGAGCAGTCTACATAAAAATCTGCTGTTACCTCTCCACCTTTTTCAAATTCAATACTTTGTATCGTTTTACCGTCTGAATTTATTTTTGTAGCAACATCATTAATAAATTCAATCTCCTCCTCCATTTCTTTCCTGACATAATCAGAAAATACTTGAGTGTCTATATGCATAGCATGTAAGAACTCTAAAGTATGATTAGGAACAGTATTTGTTGCGTCATTAGTATTTGACCCACCATCATACTGATCAGTCAATATAGAATATAAACTTTCTGGATAATGATCTGTAGATACATCAGTTTCAGGAAATCCATGAAAGTAATCTGTTCCTTTTATCCACTCTCTAAAACTAATACCAAGTTTAACTGTGCTACCAGTATCTCTTAAAAATTCGTGTATATCTACTTTAAGATACTCTTTTAGGAAGTAATGAATTGTTGGTGTTGTACTTTCTCCAACACCAATGTTTTTCTTCTTAGCATCATAATACAAAGAGACCTGGACTTTATCTCTCCAGCGTCTCTTTATCATTGTAGCGGCAATCAAACCAGAGGTTCCAGACCCAAGAACGATGAATTTTTTCATATAATATTAGACTATGGTGTATGCGTTTCCTCCAACTACTACCCAACCAGAAGAAGTATAAAGTAGAGTAACACTCTCTCCAACAGCATCTAGTTCAATAGAAGTTCCTCCTAAGAATGTTGCGGGAGTAATAGTTACTGTTCTAGTTGGTGGAGAGTTATCGCTAATTAATGCGAAGATCTTAGTATCTCCTACAGTTCCGTTGGCAAGAGTTACTGTGTAGTCTGCCGTAGCAGTTAGTTCAGTTACTCCAGTTACTGAAGCAGCACCAGCAGCACTGATTGATTCAACAACTCCAGCGTTACCTGCTTTCAGACTGACCCATTGATTATTAGAGTATGCTTGATAATCCTGATTAGTAGAGTTATAAATTACAGCACCACTCTGAGTTACAAGACCAACTCTTTCCCCACTAGTACAGTGTGGCAAACGCATGAAGTTAGCGTTTTGAATAGCATTTCCGCTACCTGCCGCAGAAAGGTCAACCGCACACAATGCCGTAAGAATACCAACTGAGAATGGAGTATTGGGGTCAGCAGCTAACTGTCCGTTATGAACTGCTAATCTATTATCAATAACTCCAAGACCACCATAAACAACACAAACTTCTGGCCAACCTAACTT